GGTAGTCAGTCAGTTAATCAGTTTCAGTTTTGTTTGTTTGTTTTTTGAAAGGTTTGACATGTTACGTTTTGTTTTGTCGATTGCGTTGGCTTTGTTTGGTTCGGTTGCTTCGGCACAGACTCCTTTTCCAGCTCGCGTTGTTGAGGCTGGGCAGACGGTCACGGTGCCAAAGGGCAACTACACGCTAACGCAGCCTGTGGTGGTGCGATTCGGTGGTACGTTGGTGGTCGAGGCTGGATCAACTATTGAGGTTGCTCCTCTTGGTGTACCTTTCCAGGTTTGGGGCAGTTTGAGGATGCTTGGATCGGCAACAGGGCCTGTCGTCATCAAGCCAATCGGTAGCGGTGTCGTTGGGCAGATCACTACATATTCCTCGATGCAGCGTCGTCCATCAATCGAGTTGCGATACGTCGAGATGACGACGACGAAAACCAATAATTATGAGGTCATCTACCTTGATCGTGCCGACTTTTTGATTGAGGGCTGCAAACTATCAATTAGTCAAGGCATCGCAAATCGCTCGGTGCTGCGAATTGTCAACAGTTCAGCGGGATCGATTGCGAGCAGTTTGCTTGACGGCCAGAGCGATCTCGATGGAGCGGCTTCGGTTGGTGTGACCGTCGGGGCAACTGCCGGTACGGTGCAGTTTAATGAGGTGCTAATTAGCAACGCAACAACGCCGGTTAAGATTGACAAGCAGTTTGCGTTGTTGAGCGGATCAGTTGAGTAACCGCGAAAGCGGCTAGGATCGTCCATGTGGATCAGTCAAAGAGGGCCCTGGCTCCGTACTGAGTAACGCGACGGCGTTACCGATCCTTTGGAGGTATAGCATGATGCGAATTGTTTTATTGTTGGCGATGCTGGCAGGATGCCAAGCAAAGCCGGTACGTTACGAGTTAATGGAGGTTAGGTATGAGAGTCACATTGCAGAGATTACCGTTCTTAAAGTCGCTCGAAATCGCGGCGTCAATTGTAGGCACCAAGCCACAAAACGAGGTGCTTCGCTACGTCAAGTTTACTTGCGACGATGCAAAGAACATGCAGGCGACCGACAATGAGTTGTCGATTGTTTGCAATGTGTCCGATGCGGTTCAATACGTTTCGAGTCCGGGCAAAGCGTTATTGCTCCCAGCAAAGGTAATCCCGATCCTCAAGGATTGCGGCGGCGAATCGGTCGATATCGAGGTTGATACCCAATTGCGTATTACAACGCAATCCGGCGGGTTTACGTTGTCGATGCCGAATCCAGACGAGTTCCCAAGCGTCAAGATCGACGCGGCAGAAGGTGCGGCGGGTGTACCGGGTGTTGCGTTAGCGGATGCGATCCGCCAAACGATCTACGCAACGGATTTAACCTCGACGCGGTATCAACTCGGCGGGGTTTACTTTGACATTGGCGAGCGGCTTACTTGCGTTGCAACTGACGGAAGGCGGCTTGCAGTCTCATCTTGTCAGATTGCGGGCGAGGTAGCAGCGGTCAGCGGTATTGTGCCTATTCGCCCATTGCAAGCCGTTAGCCGCATCATAGCGGCGGAAGGATGCGGTGTGGACGTAATGATCGACAACAAGTCAGCGGTGTTCGTATGCGGTGATATCTCTTTACAAACGCGACTCGTAGAAGGGCGTTATCCAGACTGGCGAAAGGTTGTCCCGTCGACAGACGGAGCGTCAACGCTTCGATGCGATGCCGAAAAGTTCCTAAGCGTGGTACGCCAAGCAGCAATCGTTAACGATCAAGATAGCCGCGGTATCGACTTGGTAATCGCATCCGGCGAATTGACCGCGACTGCCAAGACTGCCGAGGTTGGAGCCTCTAGCGTTGTTATGGGTTGCGAAGCGGACACCGAAGCGAAACTTACGGTCGATCACACGTACCTAGCCGACTTTTTGCGGAGTCTCGGCAAAGAGCAAACGGTGGAAATGCGATACAAGCAATCAGGCGATCCGGTTGTACTTACATCCGGTGACGTTATTGGGGTTATTATGCCGATGGCGAGGGTGTAGATATGATTGACAAAAACAAGCAGTACAAAACGCGAGACGGTAGAGAGGTGCGAATTTACGCGACCGACGGTGCTGGAACATATCCTGTTCAAGGTGCGATAAGGCATGAAGACGGATGGTACTTGGCTCAATGGAAGCAAAGCGGAAAGCATGTTGGCGAGTGCGACGGTTCAAACGACCTTATCGAAGTCAAGCCGCGAAAAAAGATCGAGCGGTGGGTTGTAGTTGAGCGCCATGACGCGTGCTTTATGTGGCTCACGAAGCCAAGCGAGGAAGTAACGGTAAATTCGTTCGCCGTCAAGCACATCGTCTTTGAAGTCGAGGAAGGCGAGGGCTTAGATGCGGTGTAGATGCTGCGAAAAACTCTTGAGCCCGTCCTACATCAAGAGCGGCGACAAACATTGCAGCGCATGCTCCAGGGCAATTGCTGCTGGTTCAAGTTACTCTGAGGTTGTTTCGGAGATGGTTGAGATAGCGAAGGATCGAGGTGTTATACTTCGCCTCGAACGCTTAGCAGATCGTCACCGAAATGAAGAGATGCTTGGCATGAGTGCAAACCGTGCGAACGCACTCAAGAAGGTACGCAACGGCATTCGGCCAATGCGTCAAAGGCTCAACAACGAAGGCGAATACCAAACTGCTAAATGGTGGTGCAATACATGCAATATCCCATTGACCAAGAAGCGGTGCCTACGTTGCGAACTCGCTGCGAGCAGAGCGTAGTTGAGCGATTCCGCGAACGCGTTGCAATGATGATTTACGACGGCGGCTTGAGTGAGTTTGACGCTACGAGGGCCGCATATTTTGAACTACGACGAGCAGGGGGCAACGTGCCATCTGCGGTCAATGAAGAGTGGAAACGAGTTTGGAGGTTAACGAAGTGAGTGAGAAGAACGAGGTGCAATCGTGACCAACAACGAACAGGCCGTAGCACATCGCATCCTGCAAAAGCACGGCATCGAACACACGTTGCAAGGCCATAGGCTGCCGCTAACGAGCACTGATTTTGCAATCGGCATTGCTGACAGGTGGTTTTATGACTTCGACGACGTACGGAGGTATGTTCGACACGTTGTTGACAACCACAGAGACGCGGAGATCGACTTGCGGTCGTGGCAAGCATCCGTAGAGATTGCCGAAGCAGTAAGGAGGGATGCGGATGCCGATAAGCCGTGAGCGACTGATTGAGATCGAACAGCACGCTAGACGCTTCGGGCCAGCGAATTGCTGGACTGGGACAAGCGGTACACTCTCGGCAATGATCGTTGAGTTACTGAGGGAGATTGAGACACTACAAGCCGACAAGCAAACGGGCAACGGTTGCTCCGAGGGAGTTGGCACAACGGAGGTTGGTAGAGATGGAAAATAGATATCAACTGCATCACGGCGATTGCTTAGAGGTGCTTAAAACGCTTCCCGAATGCTCGGTCGATGCTGTCGTTACGGATCCGCCGTACGGCTTATCCTTCATGGGTAAGAAGTGGGATTACGACGTACCAGCCGTTGAAGTTTGGCAGGAATGCTTGAGGGTTCTAAAACCTGGAGGACACCTGCTAGCCTTCGCGGGCACTCGGACGCAGCACCGAATGGCGGTAAGGATCGAGGACGCAGGATTCGAGATTCGAGACTTGATTGCCTGGGTCTACGGTTCGGGATTCCCGAAGTCGCACGACATCAGCAAGGCGATTGATAAAGAGGCTGGGGCGGAGCGGGAGGTGGTGCGAGTCAAGCCAAGAGCCGCTACAAGTGGAACTATGGCAGGTCGCAGCGACTCTCGTCCGTGGATTGAGAAGAGCAGAGAGGTCGGCTATCACGAAGTAGCCGGATCGATTCCCGCAACCGAAGCCGCTAAGCAGTGGCAAGGCTGGGGGACGGCTCTTAAACCCGCGTTTGAGCCAGTCACAATGGCTCGCAAGCCGTTTGCCTCAACCGTAGCGGCGAACGTGCTAGAGCATGGCACAGGCGGTTTAAACGTGGACGGGTGCAGGGTGGGGACGGATGGAGGGTGCAGGATGCTTGACGGTGACGGTGGGTTCGATGCTGGATGCGTGAACGCCTTAGGCGGACACCTGAACAGCACCAGGTCCCATCGAGAACCAGGACTTGGCCGATGGCCTGCAAACTTCATCCACGATGGAAGCGAAGAGGCGACCGGATTGCTAGGCGATGCAGCCCGGTTTTTCTACACCGCCAAGGCAAGCAAAAGCGACAGGGATGAAGGATGTGACGGGATGGGCGCGGCCCCCCGGCAAGATGTGGGCGCACTCCGTGACGGGGGTCGCGAATCGCAACCAC